GTTATATCGCCAAGAACCAAATCTTTACCGCTAGATAGAAATCCCTTATTAAAATTTAGTTTAATTCTTTCTTTTTTACTCATCTGGCAACGACTCGATATGATTGAAGTTGGTTACTTTATATACACTAGTTGTTCCGAAATGGTCATCTCCTACCTTTATAAGATCGTTTGACCAAAGCTCTAAATCGCCAATGCCAAAACCTGATTTGCCATTAAAGATTTCTTCAACTTCAGCCTGTAAGTAATCTACAACACTATACCCATTGCTCATCATCTGGATATTATCATGAGCGAAAATATTAAACGCAACCACAACGTCTTTATATGTCTTATCTCTCACTTTTGGGGCATAAACATCCAAGGTTATATAAATCGGGGGTATTCCATCTATAAGTTTTGGCACTTTAAAAATAGGATAGATATTTCGCCATATTAACTCATCTGGACAAGTTGATTTTGAGCTGTCAATTGCGCCAACTATATTCTCATTGTTTATAAGTAACTGCATTATCTTTTTTTTATAGGGCATAAAGTATTTTAAATAAACTATTTAAATCACCACCCCATTAACGGTGCTATCTTCACATCGAGATAAGCACTATAAGAAGTTGTTTCCTCGCCAGCCATTCCAATTACATTGAGCCGAAATGTTTTATTTATAACCGAATCGTCACAGTCCAATATATTGATTTTAATAGTATTATCCGTCTCAACCTTATTAATATAAGTTAAATAATTCGATTCAATGTTACTAATTGTCCAGCTTGGGGTTAAATTATCAACAGGGAAAACCACTGTGAAACTTTTTGCCGATCCACCCTGTTTGATTTGAGCAACTTCACCTTCAAATTCAATTAATGTTTTATTGGGTGTAACTGGCTCACTCGGAACAAAATAATCACACACTCCATTTGATTTATTATCTTTAGCATCAGCGAATTCATCTGTTTTAAGTGTAAGCGTTAAAATCCCATTACTACCATCAAAACTATCAAATACAGATTTTATTACTAAATAACAGTTTGGTGTATTAATATCGGGCAGTCTCGCATCAATCATTAACCGTTTTCCCGTAACCAAATCATTAACATAATCTGAATCAAACCTTAATTTTATTTGTGCTGTTCCGTCTACAGTTGAAATCATTTGGTTTTCATCCAACATAGATGTTTTTGATTCAAATATTGCAGGACAACTTACAATTGAACCGTTGCTTGTTTGAAATTTTAAGGTGTAGTTACATTGTTCAATTTTACCCTTAGTATATATCTGATCATCATTGTCAACTTCAATAACAAGCCAATTAGTACTATTCCAAACTATTAAATCTCCCAACATAAACGATTCGTCTGGTAACGAATTGATTTGTTTGTGTTTGAAACTATTTCTCGTACTTATACCTGACGATACAGACGATATGACTAAATTAGCCGAATTACCATTAATCGTAACAGATTGATAAGAAGGAGAATTAATTACTTTATTACTAATGTTATTTTTTAAGTAGTTTATATTTCTATCTCTTTGTGTAGAGCCGTTTAAATTCAAACGAGTTTCGTATAAATTCCAATTTATTTCATCAGCCATTTATTAATTCTCCTCCTTTCAAAATATTAATATGCGGTAAATACAACTGTACGCCAATTTGCATCATATCTACTATTTGGTGCAGAACAATAGTAATATACATCACTAATTTTAAGCCAAACATCACCAATCGGACATACAGTTCCATACGAGCCATCTTCAAAAGCAACATTTTCCTCTGTTGCAGTACTTATTGAACTAGTTCCTTCGCCACTTGCAGTTGCGGTAAATCCGTCTAATGAAGAAATTTTAGTAGCAATAAGTTTAGCGGTGTTTTTTGCAGCATCAACACCACTATCAGCACCAGTTCCAAGTGTAACGGTAAGTACACCATCAGCAAACTCGGCATCCATTGCCTTATTCTCACCTGTCGCAATTACAACTTCAACTTCGTATTCATTACCCTCTGTGCCAACTTCGCTACACTCAATAGTTACTGTTCCATCAGTCCCAGAACCAATCTCAGCGGTTGCTTTAGCCGCATTTGTCGGTGTTGCCTCCGCAAACCATTTAGTTTGGAGTTCCAAATTAATTCAGCCTCCTTTTTTATAAAATTAATCGTTAACTATATTCTCAATATTTCCATTTATGAAAGAGTACTTATTCATCATAGATTCAAAGTCTCTTTTTGCAGTTAAATATGTTTCCCTGATTTCTTTAAGCAAATTGGCAGGGGAGTACATATTGTAATCTTTTGTATTCAATACATTGTTAAGATTTTCGTTATATAAGTATTTTGGCTTTAACCATTCAACAATCATTCCCTGAACAATAATGTCTTTAATGCTTTCTGTTAAATCAGAATTAAATTGTTTTGATATTTCGTTTCTATCTGACAAATCAATATCACATAATCGACTAAAAGCACCACAAGACCTTATCATATATCCATACAACAATTGAGTGCGATTCGTTTCAGTATGATCTAATAAATCAGTATCAGTCATTTGATCAAGGAACATATTGTATATTTCGGAATATGGAGTTGCCATAATATATGTTATCAACTCCTTTTTATTATTCTATTTCAAACTTACAATTCAACGCTTTTTCAAGAATACGAATCACTTTAAGATTGTCTATGTTTCCATTTTCAATTAAATCACTTGCTCTAACTATAAGATTTTGCTTTACACCTTCTGATAGTTTAGATATTTTAGACTCAATTTCAGATGGTTCTAAACTGAAAATCATATCTAAATTATCAAGGAATAAAGTTTCTTTGTAATACTGCTTTACCTGTAAATAATCTAAAATTTCTTCAGCCGAAAATGCTTTTTCATATTCATCATCCACAAAACCATCAATACAAACCCAATTATTTTCGAAAAATGTAATTTGTGAATTTCTCATTATAATAAGTTCTTCAAGCGTTATGGGTTGAGTTGCTCCGTATCCTTGCCAAGACGTTTGAAATCCTGTCTTTTTTGATACATATATTAATTCGCTATATGTATTATTTTTTACCCATACAGAAGTGGTTGAGGGAGGAAGATTGCGTATTGATAACTTTTTTGTTACTACGACTTCTTTCTTTTTATCCACATTATCAGTAGTTTTATTGATGTTTTCTGGACTTTGAGATTTGTTTTGGGGTTGAGAGTTTTGTTCCGCTAATGCCTTTGCTTTTGACTCTCTTTGTTCCCTTGTATAACCCATTGTCGTAAAATACCTCACATATTAATTTATTTTATTAGTTGAGACAGAGAGGGAACAATCCCTCTCTGTCTTTGTTAAGTTCTGAAACACTAATTAAGAAATATTATATATACCAATTTTCGCATTGACAATAGTACCTACACCGTAAGCCTGACCGTACAGGTACTCCTTGGTAAGGTCTTGATTAGTTGTCGGGTCTTTATCAATAAGAAGTCCCTCACCAGAATCAATAACCTTAAGAAACTTATCGTCGCTGGCAAGAATATGAAGTTTACTTGTGCTAAGTTTAAAGGAGTCTGTGCCAATTATATGTCTCTGAGGAGCAACAATCATGGGTGTACCGTTAAACTTACCATAAAAACCAGTGTTGTACATATCTTCCTTGGCAGAATAGCTAGTTACAGCACTAGTAACATTACGAAGAGCAGACCTAGTTCCAACTATTGTAGCCCTTGCACCAGTAGCCGCTTCAACGTGGTCAATCAAAGTCACAAGAGTGTCTTCAGCAAAAGAGCCAGTCTTAACATAATCAGAGGTTAAACCAGCGGTAGATGCAGAAATTGAATCCAGAACAGTATAAATATCATCGTATAGCTTATTGGTCATCGACTTTGCAATACGATTCACAAAAGTATTAAAGTCCACTCGACCAGCAAGAAGACGATTAAGTTCCTCATAAATCTTTATGACCTTAAGTGTTTTTACGAAGGTCACTTTTGTACCGACATTCAAACGTTGCCTTCTAATAGCCTGAGTACCATGTGCCGCATCTGCTACAAGGAAAAGGCTATTATCTTCTGTCCAAAACTCAGTATCGTCTCCAAGTTTTTCATTTCTGTAATCAACATAATTCATGAAGAATTCATTGCCCTCAAGCCCCTCTTTGGTAATATAGGGTATAAGTTCCTCGATTATGTCGTACAGTTCAGGATGTCTACGCAATGACTTAATATCGAAAACGGTAGAACCCCCATTCGCCTCGATAAGTGCCTTGCGAAGCGTATCGGATGTCTGTTCTGCGGAATATTTATCGGGAAGCTTCTGCTTCATAGCAGCGATAGCTATTTTTACAACTTCGTTCATTATATGTATTCACACCTTTCTTTTATTATAATTGTCTTAAGAAACCTTAATAACAATATAGTCGCCCTCAACACCAATGACCGTTCCAACCTGAGTTGACTGCGAAGTAGCCTGAGTAACAAGTTTAAGTTTAGTACTCGCCTGAAGTTCAACCAACTGATCAGCAGCGGGATCCGTGCCATTAATCGGAGTAACAGCTTCAGCCGTTACGGAGAAAATATCTCCAGAACGAAGCATATATGCACGAACTATCTCACCAGCTTCATTTCGGAACTCGTTAAGGTTCTTCTTTCTTTCGTCTGCAAGCAATTCAGGAGTAGCAACGATAGCTATTTTACCGATTGCTGTATTTGCCGCAGGAGCGGTAAGTGTAAACACTTCTCTTTCACCAGAAACAAGCGCACCAACCTGTACAACATTGCCATTCTCGATAGCTTCCGCTGAACCGGAGGAAAAATATTTTCCTGAAATTATAGCGTTAGGATTTACCGTACCTTCCATACGGTCAGACCTAAATATTGCATATGCCATATTAATAACAACCTACTTTCTTTATTAAATTTAAATTATTCACTATAGCGTTCAAAGAAATCACTATATTCGTCTTGATCATCGTCTGTGTCGCCCTTTGCTTTATTATTGATGTTAAATTTGACAGTGGTATTTGTTTTATTTGAATTAAAACTAAAGTCTGCCATAATCTTACCTAAAATAGCAAAACACTCTTTGGAAAGAGTGTCTAAATCATATTCGCTTGCTTTTTCTTTAAGTGTTTTGTATTCCTCGTTGTCTTTAAGTTTTTCGTCAAACATATTAAATAGCTCAGTTTCAGCATCATTTCGCTCTGCTTCAATTTTTGTTGCTTTAAATGTGCGAAGTTCCTCGACTTCGGATTCAGGTGTTTTGTACTGCTCTTTGTAAGTTTCAAAATCTGATTTAAGTTGAGCGTAATCGGATCGTTCAGTTTCGAGTTCATCCTTCTCTTCTTTTGTTAGCCACATTAAAAACATTTCTTCAAAATCACTAGTTAATGTAGCGATTAGATTTTCTTCATCAAAGGTATATGAATATCTACCATAATTTGACTCATAATCTCCGTTTGCCGACCAATGATTACGTTGCACAAACACATATTCGTCTGAAAAATCCTCAATCCAGAAATATACCTCATCAATTATATTTCCATCTGCATCTTTAGTAATATCTGAATCAAGAACATTCGAAAGAGCCTCACGCTTTTGTCTATATGTAGCTGAAAAACTTAATTCCTGATTGGAGTCATTATCCTTTTCTTGGCTTTTTGCATCACTAAATTCATTTAATTTAGTTTCCAAATCCTCCAAAGATATTTCTTCTATACTAAAATCAAGCTGTTCAACTGTTAGACCATATTTTGTTATCAGTTCTAATTTCTCATTCAAATTCTGCTTAACCTCCTTTTCATTTGAGAATTGTTTATCTTCAATATGAAAAGAGAGTTTTTTCAACTCGCTTATCATTAATGAAAACTCTTCGTTAAATTTGCTATTTAAACTAAATTCAATCGGTTCTACCCTAGCTGAAGGAAAACATGGTTCTGTGTGATATTCTGGATTTTCCAAATCCCTTCCTAAAAGACAGAGTGACGAAAATTCAAATTCAACAATATCTGTATACTTTTTATCGTCTGCAAAATCTTTCCATGCCGAAATATTAATTTCCATTGATTGTCCATAATAAACTTCACTATCTGTTTTAGATTTAGCATCTAATAAGTCTGGGTATCTACCAGTCCAGAGTATGACAGAACAAGTAAGATATTCAACTTTTGAACCATCAGATTCAGTTACCTCTACCCATTCTGGATTAGCGGATTCGGGAACTACACCAAACGGAACACATAAATCATTCACTGTTATTCCATCATCATCAATAACAATCTGCTTATCGTGTGATCCTACATACCACCCCCCATCGTCACGCTTTTTTAGATGAGCAACTACAGGTATATTGTAAAGAGTCGGTATGGCATTATCAACAGACTCTTTGCTGAAATATGAGTAATTTCTGTTCTTACCCAACGCCATTACATAGCATCGCATTATAGAGAATTCATTATTAATTTTCTCAAACGATATTGGTTTGAATGTATATTCAAGGGTTAGTGTTTTGTCCATTTTTCACCTCCCAACCTCATTGATATTATTTAGAAATTCATCGTCCTATCAATGAAATAATCATTTTTAGCAAAACTTTTTTGAACATATTTAACTAACTTGTCATCAAGCATAAATACATAAATTGTCTTGCCATTAAAGTTTTCAGTAGTATATTTAAAGCCAGACTTAATTAATTCTTGTGCTTTATCTGGATTTAAAACCTTAATAAGTTTCAATTTATTTCACTCCAAATTTTACTGCTAACGATCATTTCCGTCTGTGTCCCGTGTAATCTGCCCACTCTCATCTACAGTGTCTTGAGTAGGTCTTCCACCTTCATTGTCTCCCGACATAGTATTACTACTCAATAAGGGCTGTCCACATATCTTATCTCTCATTTCTAGAACATCATTTTCTAAATATCCCATAGAAAGCGTATCGGATGGGTTATATCCAACCATAGCACTTAGAATGGTCTTTACAGGCAAACCCCTCTCGCCAGCTTGCATATATAATTTATACATCTCGTCTAGGTTATATCTAGTAGTGTCAAGAAATTGCAGTTTGAATTTATATGTTAGTTTAAGTCTTTTTAGTTTGCGATTAACCCATCTCTCTAGTTGTCTCATAACCGAAAAGGCTATATCTTCATCAGAACGAATGGATTGCATTAACCCTGTAGACCCAGCAGAAGTATTGTTAAATACCAAAGACGATACACCAGCACTACTAAATATTTCTGATGTAGCCTCCGCAACAGCATCTCGTTCAGATGTAGCACTGTTTTGAAATGAGAACGAATCTACATCCATAGGAGTAAGAGTTAACCCTATACCGTCTGGTATAGCATTCTCCATCATATTGTAATACTTTAACGCCAACGGCTCGTCCAATAAAAACGCACCAGTATTCTTATCTACTGGTATCTTAAAAGTTAAAACCTTATAGTTATCATTCTGGCTTTTTACTCGCTTCAGCATCTTATAATCTTGAAGATCATATATTGCTTCAAGTACACCAACAAAAGGCGGGATTGAATATTCTATATCCTCGTTGACTTTTATACATATTGTTTTGTCACTAGACAACTCTTGCCATTTTAATTCTCTATTGCCTTTAGACTTGGTATGCGGATTGCCAGCGAACTTATAGTATTTTTCAATAAATTCGTCTCCAAATGTCTCTAATTCATCTTTTCTGGAATTAAAATACGAAAAATTAAAAGCAAAGTTATACACACCATCTTCAATAGCATTTATTTTACAAAAATCAGGATTAAGTTTTCTAATCATATAGGAGTCTTTTGTTGAATACTCATATCCATAAAAAACGTCTTCACGATATGCGGTAGTCAGCACTTTGATAAATTCATGTTTTACGTTGAGAGTTTCGATGGTGTTCAAAGTAGTCTTATAATTAGATAAAAATTCATCTTTTTCTACATTATCCACATCAAGCTTGTAAGGAATTACAATGTACTGCATTAAACACAAACAAGCAAAATATTGTACTAATCGCTTAAAATGACTAGAAGAGTTATATAGATACACACAAGCATTGCGTAAATTTTTCTCGTTTTTATCAGGATTTTTTAGATACTTTATAATATCTTCTTTTGTGAATTTTGAGAAAAACAGAGAGTCCTTATTTGAATCACGTAAATCCTTAAGTGTCAACTTAGCTAATTTAGTAAAGTTAGTTAGACGGGAAAAATCATATTGATTTGTTTGTTTTATGATTTCATCGGGCAATACAAACCACCACCTTTCTTTGTTATATTTTTCTTAATACTGGTTGACGAAATTTAAAATCAAATTCTTTCACATTGGGTTTTTCTAACCGAATCAAATCAGTTCTTCTTAACAACGCCAAAGCATATGCAGCCATAGCGAGTACATAAGCCCTATCATCATGCATTACATTTTTTTTGTCTTTTGCCAATTCGTATGAAACTCCACCGTTTGGCGTGTCATATCTGCACATATAGGAAACTTCAGTTTTCATCAGTTCAATTTGCAACAACGACAACCGTTCTTCATCTGTTAAATATACCGTCTCAAACTCTTTGTTTTCATTTTCAAGCATAAGATATTCTTTATTCTCATAACTGGTAAATTCAATTAGGTTGAGTTTAATCATTTTGCTCAAAGCGTCATAAATTAATTTTTTATGACTTTGTGGATCAAGGAGGTGAATAATAGGCATTGCATTTAAATATTTTTTTCGAGCAGCTTCATACTGTTTATGTTCTGGGTCAATAACTCCTCTGTGTTCTTGTCCTGTTTTATCTTTCCAGTTCTCCATTAATTGGTCTGCAACTGCTGAAATACCACCGCCACCTGAACCAGAGTCAATATAAAACTCAATGTTTTCCCATTCCGCAGCACGTTCACCATTAAAATTAACCATTACATCTTTTATTATATTTAATTGCTCTGGCATTGGCAGTGGGGTTTTCTTTTGTGTTTGGGTATCAACCATAGATATTACATGAGCAACTTTTAATTTGTAACCAACCGTTGGGTCATTTATTAACTCAAAAATACCTAAAATACTCCCATCAAAATTTCTGGCGGGGTCGTAACATAATATAAATTTCCTTTTACCAGTATCATTATAGAGTAACGGCTTTCTAACAACTGAATTACGTATCAGAGAATCCATGCTAACTACAGCATTTTGACCAGCACCCTTACGAAATCTATTAAATAATTCACGATCTGCCGCATCTGGATCTTCTTCAATCGCTTTTTTGATTTGGTCTTCGGATAAATGAGATTTTATTTTTTCTCCATCTAAAGTCGTGTGATACAAAATATCGTATGCATCTATGTCAATACAGTAGTAATTTCGGTTTCCTAAAATCATCTTTTTTGCAAAAGTTTTATACTTCTCAAAAAACGGATACGAAACATCACCAGCACTAGAAGTATATAACAACTGCAACGGCATTTGAATTGGATCAATTTTTCTGTTCTTATGTGTAGATGTAGAGAAACTACTATCTACGTTTGCAAAGTTTTCAATAACAGCTAGTTCTTCAGCAGTTTTCCATGCAGTTTCGTTAAACCAAACCGCACCACGCTTACCCCTACTTGTTTCAATGTTAGAGGAAAGAGTAACCATTTGAGAATTATTATATAACCTAAATTTATACCCCATAGGACTATGAGAAAACCCAGTTTCGTTGGCTTTTGCCTTCTCTACTTCATGTGCAAAAACATCAGTAGCATCCTTAAATGATGGAATCCTTTGCATTGATATATCTTCTAGTTTCATAAAAGATTCAGCAGATTGTGCTGCTGAGTTACTTGATACATATAAAATATAATTAGGTATTAAAACCATTTTAGTCATAAAATAAACTGCGGCTAAAGTATCTTTACCAGCTCCTCGACATTCGAGCCACAAAGCATACGGGATAGCCCAAGACTCCATAAACGCCAATTTTTGATAGTCCATTAAGGAAAGTCCGAAGAAATGTTCTGCAAATTTAATAGGATATTTTCTTCCCCAATTAATAATATTTGACATATTTTGATAGGATTGAAGTTTCCTCTGACTAAGCTCAACATCTGTTAGGGGTATATAAAAATCCAATTATATCACCCCACTCGTTTCTTCTTCTTGTTCTTCAATTCAATTAATTCGTTTTTAAGTAATCTATTTTCTTCTTCTAGTTGTAGTTGACTTTCTTCGTAATTCAGAATCATTTCTCTTTGTTCTCGGATCATGTCTGTATATTCATTAGAATCAAAAGAAAGTTGTTCAATTATACTTTTATTGCTTAAATCGGCTACTTGCTTCATAGCTTCTGATGTTTTAATATCAAATAAATTAACTTGCATATCATCAAAGCCAGTTTGGAGTATTTCACGCATTTTATTAGTTAAAGTATTAGCCCCTTGTTTTGAATTTTGATTATATGCAGATGACAAATTATTGTCTTGTGCTATTTTTGCAATAGAATCTAATAATTGTTTTTTAGTTGTAGATAATTGTTTTATTCTATTTTCATCAACAGAATTATTTAATTTAAGCAATTCTTGATTAATAAATTCGTCAAGTTTTCTACACTGTAATTGAAGATGCGTAATCTGAACTATGCTTTGTATTTTATGTCCATCTTCTTGCACACCCTCAGAGTCTAAATAGCCAGCTAAAATATTAAACGAATATCTTCTGTCCTCGTCCGTCATCCCACAGTCAACAAATGGATCGTACCCTACAACAGACAACGCAAAATTCATATTTCGTTTATCTTTAGAACTCCACTTTGCTTCTCTTTCTTCTCTGACTTCTTCTGGAAGTTTAGCCAATTCATTTTCTACTATGGTATTTAAAAAGGATTTATATTGAAATTGCCGACCATTTAATATACGAATATATAAACCGATATTGAAAATGTTATTGTTTTCAATAATAGACTCATACGTTACATTGTAAAAAGGAATGTCTAAAATAGCACAACAAATAATTAATGCAGTTCGCTCACCGTATCTATCTACATATTCCGTCATTAATTTATTAATACAATCCTTACAGAATAAAACTCTTTTGTTAGAGTAAGCCCACAATCTAGTCCACAACGATTTAAAAAAATTATCTTCAATTTTTTCTTCTAAACAACACATGCAAGTATATCTTGGTTTTTCAACTTTTTGTTTTGGGGCAGCTTTTGATTTATTTGCTATGCTAAAAACTCCTTTCTTATGGTATTATTGACACTCCCCATAGCTAAAGCAAGGGGTTTTACGCCACGGCGTGATAAGCAAAGTTAACTTCGCATATTATACAAAAAAAATTATTAATAATTTATTCAACCATAGTGTACAGAATACTTCTAAGATTGTATTTATTATTATATAAAAATGACTGGCTAACAGAATTTGCTCCAAAATTGTTTTCAACTGTCCAAGCCGATCTACCACTAATTGTAGGCAATCTTCTAATTGTTACGTTACGATCTTGTTTGACCAATTCATGATGTAAATGAGCTAAGAAAACTTCAACATACTTAACTCCATCTCTTATATCTAACGTTTCGTCAAATACAATATTTCCAGTCTTATCGACTTTAGCATCGTGTGTAAACATCAATAATGTATTACCAAATCTACGATATTTATTAGTCAATGGAGAGTAATCAACTGATACATCAATTTCTTTTTGATTTTTAAATTGAGTATAAAGGTTATATACAAAGTAAAACGAATTTTCTTTGTCGTGATTTGAAGGTATATAAACTACATCGACCGGAGCTATTTTACCCAATCTAGTAAGAGCCTCTACCATAATTTCAAACAATTCAATATATGCTTCAAAAATATGCTTTTCATTATTTTGAGGAGTCCCTTTAAATGTAGTTCCATTTATTCCGGTAGCATTAAATAAATCATTGCCGATAGGGAATATAATTTTTGATATACCTTTATCCTTACATTGCTCAATATTATCGTCAATTACACTTAAAAATCTATCTTTAGCAATCTGGCAATTATACTCATTACCAGTAATAAAGGTTGTAGCTAACATATTGTAATGAAGATCAACAATAGGAAGAACTAAACAATTATTACCTTGTCCGTAATTAGCAACTTTATTAATATTAGTTATTGGTTTGGGGGTAAACTGATCAAACCAATCTTTCAAAGCATATGGACTTATCTCATCAAAATTATACGGCTTAACGGTTATCTTGCTTTGATACATTACAAGACGCTTACCGCCTTTAATTTGGCTGTGCCAATAATTGTTTTTATACCATACAACTTTCCATTTACTTTTATCTAATCCATGGGCTTCCAAAAGAAATTCAGGAGTCATATCCTGATTGTCACAAATAGCAATTAGTTTATCGTATGTAGTACTACCATCAGATTTGTATTCAACTGAAGGTTTATAATTAGTAAGAATAGTATCAACATCATCTTCCGAATCAGCACAATCTAGTTTATGTTTCAAATATTCATTAACAAAAACACTACCAAACAAAAGAGGGGAGGATGCTTTTCTTAATGTGTCTTTGGATATTTGTAAATCATATTTATCGATTATATCAGACCAATCCAAATCAACATTATTGTTATTGACCTTATCAAATATATCAGTTCGGCAACTTTCATATTGCTCTATAGTTAAACCACATTTTTCGATTTCTAATTTAAAATCAAACGCTATTACCCTTCATTCCTTTCGTCCGAATCGACATAATCCAAACAATTATTAATGGTTATATCGACTTGAATGTATTTCTTTGAGTCAGAATCGAATTTGTCCAGTGTGTCTATTTTCTTGCACACAAATTTATGGTCACATTTTTCGCATATGTAGTTTTGAATCATACTAGTTTGAACCATCCTTGCTTTTCAATATATTTTGTTTTCTTAGTTCAGCCAACATCTTAACGGCTTGATTTGATTCGGACATATAGTATGTTTTGCCTTGATCAACTCCACGCCCCTTTTTTCGCTTGCTACAAATCTGAATATGTGTATTTGGTAGGTGCTGCTCGATGTAAAATTTTTCTGACTGTGAAATTCTAATCATTAAATAAATTAATTCATCCTTTGTTTGTATAAATTGACACTCCCCACAGCTAAAGCAGGGGGATTCTCGTTTCTTTGACCGT